CGCCTGCACTTACAGACATACTATCACTAAAGTTACCTACAACTTTTTCTGTAATATCAGAGTTGAAGTTTACCTGATCCATCAAGGTACTTGCACCACTGACTAAAACATCACCCTGTACATCTAATTTACATGTGGGTGCAGTAGAACCAATACCAGTATACGCATCTTTAGTAACTACAAATGACTTAGCATCTGTTACGTCTTGATCGGATACTCGCAATCCATGTCCATTACCTTTTGCAACTGCCCATATAGTTGGTCTTTCATTTGAGAATGATGCGACTTCTAATTGAGATGTGGGTAGAGATGTTCCGATGCCCACCATACCATCAGATTTGATTCTGAACATGGTCGCAGCAAAACCAACCTCTATTGGGCCATCTGTAATTGCACCAGGCTGTTGGATCGTAATCTTACCAATATCAGCGTAAGAAAATGTTCCAACCCCAGAGGTGTTGATATTAATATCATTTGCAACACTCGCTGCAATACCAGCAGAAGTAGATGTAGACGCAATACCAGCAGCAGTAGAATAACCAGCAGTTGTAGCAAAGGAAACAAAACTTACAAGGTTTGTACCATCTCCGAAAATATCATATATCTCGTTGAAGTTATCATTTATCTTAATAGTCCCTGCCAATAGGGTATCGCCCGTCCCATCATTAGGAGCCGAACCAGTACTAATCCCTTGTTTAGACATTACTTAAAAACGTTTTTTCTTTATTTATAGTTAATATGGAGGGTTATCATCGTGAGTAGCAAATGTGCTGTCACTTCTAGTCACGGTTGAGTTAACTCTCTTAGTATCATAATAGAAATCGGTAGCGACTGTACTGTTTGCCAATGCAGATCTTGCCTGTACAAATGTTGTGTCTCCGATTTGATTAATTTTAATTAATTCATCATCCATTCTGATGATGTCACCTTTGGAAAGAGAACCAATACCAGCACCGATTGCAATGCCCTGATCACTTGGTCCAACTGGGTCAGAGACCTCTACTCCCAACTTCTTGTTCTTGATAGGAGTTTGAATAATATTATCAATCATAATCAAGGCCTGTTTGTTTGGATCAGCAACCTTGAGTAAGTGAGTTCCAGTTCCTAGACCTGTAAATTGGAATGGTAATGATGTAGATAAACCAGAGATTCTGAACTTAACATCATCAACCTTCTGAATAAACAATTCATCAGGCATCACATCAGTTCCAAGTTCAACTGGACTTAAGAAGATGTTATCTGTAGGTGTAGCACCACCAATATATGTACCAGCAATGGAGATAACGTTAGTGGAGGCATAACCAGTACCACCAGAAACAATACCTATGTCGGTAACATCCAAGTTACCATCTCTAGTGATATTGAATATTGCACCAGAACCAGATCCATTGTTTGTCGATGGAACGTTAAGATACGATGTCTGAACACCTGTTCTTGTACCAGTAACTTTTGTAACTGGGAATGAAAGAATGTTAGCAGGATTTGTACCACCTAAATCGGTTCCAGCAATACTTACTACATCTCCAACAAAGTATCCAGATCCACCATTAGTTAGAGTAACTGCGGTAGATATACATTGACCAGTGGTTTGATCAAAATCAAACTTAACTTGGAATGTAGCACCACTACCTCTAGTTGATATGCCAGGTAATCCACCATTGGGATTTCCAAATCCATATATCCTAAAGAGTGAGCCTGGAGGATTTTCTGTCACTGCGGTTCCTGTAACAGGACCTGGAATCTGGACATTATATCCATTTTCAAACATTGCACTACCACCAACACCAGATGCCTTAGCAGCCATGATGATATCTTTAGTTCCTGTGGTATGAGATGTGGTTGCAATACCAATCTTAGAACCACCTTGAGTGTCGAGAAGCACAGTCTGGCCAGTCTGGAAGTTATGATTCTGGATACTAATGATGTTCAATGCAAGATCAACATTGGCAGTTGCTGCAGCATTATATGACTTCTTAAATACAGGTTCACCACCCACAGAGAGTGAGAACTGTTTACTACCAACTAATGTTCCTGTTCTGTCATGAGAACCATTGAAACCAGAGGAGATATCATCTAAGTTCAAGACTTTGTTAGTCTTGTTCATGATGAAACTCTTAATTGGTCTACCTTCTGGGAAGAAGATTCTCTGCACTGAACCATTTGGTAATTGATCATCCTCAGTTACCATGGCAAAGTTGGATCTCTTACCCATGTAAATCTCATTATCAATGTTTAAGATGAGATCAACTTTAGTATCGACAGCCTTGACCTTCATATTGTTGGACTTGGCGATACCAACATTTACAAGATCAAGTGCAGCTGCATCTTTCTTGGAATCACTTTCAACAATTAAGTCTGAGAACTCTAAGAATCCAGATGGGTGAACAATAGATCTTACAGACTCTTTCCATGTGGTGTATGGAAGTCTGCTCTTGATTGAGTATGAGAACTTCTGGAAGTAGAAGTTATCCGATAATCTCTGACTGAAATCGTTGAGGATACCAACGTTCATGTCATTCTTAGTAACCTTATCTCTAGTAACACCAAGAGTTGTTCTAACACTAAATCTGTTTACATCTCTTACATTACCTACTAAACCAGATACCTCACCAACCAATGTGTCGCCAGATCTAAGAGTTCCAATAGTGTCTCTCAATCTAAGTTGACTAATATTACCTTTCCAACCACCTTCTGCAACAAATCCTTCAAATCTAGTAGATGTGACTTTTTCACCAGATAGGAACTTAGCATCATCAATGATTGTCATGTTGAACTTCGCCATATCATTGAAGTTCACAATAGATCCTAAAGTGAAATCGTCATCGTAAGAACCAAGGGTGACAGTAGAAATGCCAGGAGCATTTCCCATATCAAATGTAACAGTAGAATTTGTAGTGTTTACACCTGTAACTGTATAGAATGAGAAGTCATAGTCAGAAGAGTTGAAATTGCCCTCTCCATTTGCAAGTGAAGATGGTTTGATTCTACAGTTCTCAACAAATACCTTATCACCAACATCAAATGGCAACTTAACATCTGTAGATGCAAAACCTGTTGTTACGGGAAGGTTGAACTGTGGGTCTAAAAGAAGTTCAACTGTAACACTTGTACCACTATGAGTTATGGCATCAATGTCATAACCATTTGAGTTATTGGTTGTAATAACACTGAGTGGTTCACTGAACTCAAAAGCGTTTTCAATGATATCAACCTTGTCAACAGATCCACCTTTTACAGTTGCAGCAATTTTTACTTTATCATTACCACGAACTGCAAGTGTAGGAGGTTGATTATATCTTGTACCACCATCAACCACTTGGATCTCATCCATCCTTGCAATACCACTGATATCAACGATTGCAGGGACACTTAGGAAGGGAAGTAGAGTAGGATCAGTAGGATAGTCAAATCCATCTTTGATTCTTTCAATAATGTCAATTTGACCAATCTCAGGAGATGAAACTTTAACAATACCATCTCTACCCTGTGTACTAGCAAAACCAATGACTTTAGGAAGAACAGTGTATCCTTTGCCTGGGAAATTGATCTTTGTAGATGCAATAGGTCCTCTAGCGTTCTTAGAAGCAGTGCTATATGTGATTGTACTTACACCGACTCTAGATATGAGTCTTTGAGGTGCAGTTGGTTTTTCTTTCAAGTTGAAGGTAAATGTCTTATCATCTTTTCTGATAATTTCATGATCAGTCTTAAGAACGACATTTTTGAATGTTATGTTGTTTCTACCTGTAACATCCGTATCAGAAGATCCATATAACTTTCTAGCGTCGGAAGGGACAACAGGAGTCAAGTTATAGAAGGTCTTTTTAGGCCAATCAGTGTTTGTTGTTACTTTGACTGTAGATCCAACGTTTCCAGAGATACCATCTCTTAAGATATTGAATCCAGTGGCATTTGTTCCATTAACATCAAGTCTTTGAGTGAAATTGAGATCCTCGAAGAAATCAAGTTTCATATCCAATAAACTTTGGTCTGAAACATCAAAAGTGATGATGTTACCAGTTATGAACTCTAATGAAGGATTAATCTTAGCAATGAAACTTGGATTGGTTGAAGATGGTGTTGTTATAGTTGTAATCGCTACAGGATTGGATTCAAAGACATCAGACTTGTATTTGCAGAGTTTGATGTTATCAATGTCCTCTCTAAGTACAAAGTAAGTCTCATTATGAACTAATCCACCAATAGTGTTACCATTGTCGTAATAAACAACTTTATCGCCACTTTGGAAATCATCATCCCCAATATTGAAACTTCTCAAGTCATCAGTAAAGTCAGATCTAGAGAATCCAACTTTTGCAGTTGTAATCTTAGCAATGACTGGATCATACCTAAGTTCAACAGTCTCAGCGGCTTGTGGAAGTGCATCTAGTGTAATAATGTCGCCAGTGAGTAATTCGTGTACAGAACTCACTCCAACTTCACCAAAGAACCTTTCTACCTTGGTTGTAACTTTAGGGAAGTTAGTCCTGAAGGAATGTGCAAATCCTGAATTTGAGGCAACGTTATAGAACCAAACTGCATCACCTGTTGTAGGAATACCAGTTGTAGATAATCCAATGTAGTCTTGTTCAAAGTTAATTGCATAAACACTACTATCGTTTTCTAAAACCTGAGTTCCGATACCAGATGTAGCACCAGCAGAGACTTTTGCCCACACAATAGATGTTCCACCAATACCCATGTTGTAGGTCAACTCTTGACCTGTGAAGAACGTATGTCCCTTAATAAAGATTCTCTGTTGAGGTACAAACCTGTTTTCAATGGTTTGTGCTGCAGATGTGTTTAGTCCAGTAAGAGGAATGTCGTAATGTGTACCTGTAGAACCAACACCGACTGTTTCTTGTGGATTAAAGAAGGTAGTATTGTTCTCGAAGGTAAATCTAGTGACAGTTGAGTTTCCAACAGGGAAAGAGAACTTAGTTGGTTTTAAAACAATGTTATTAGTACCAACTGCATGAGTCATTGCAGCACCAACATAGTTTTCTCTGTTGATGAACAATCTAGAGAACCTTGTATCAATATTAGTGACTGTCATGGTCTCTGTACCAATACCAATCGTATCGCCAGGTTCAAACCCTCTTACATCAGTAACGAAGATCGCAGTGCTAACACCAGTGTTAGTTACGTTGTCTAAGAACTGAGAAAGACCAGATGTTCTTGTAATAACGCTAACTTTGCGAATACCATTGAACTCAGTAAAGTCAGCAGTGCTAATACCACTTAGAATTACACTTTCACCACTTGCAATACCATGAGGCACGGTTGTTACCCCAGTAATCGTTTCTTTGGTCTTAACTAACTCAGTTTCACGGAAAGTAGTAACTCCAATCTGTACAGAATCAACAGCCTTACCCAAAACTGATCCAATGACAATATTTGCTCCAGTTCCATCAGTTCCACTATTATCAAGTTCTAATACGTCGTCAACTTTGTATCCATCACCTCTAGAGAAGATAGTTACGGAAGAAATACCAGCACTCTTTGTTTTAGTGACTTCAAACTCTTGTTTTAAGGCATCCTTAACATCATCAATCAATTCATAGTCAGAATTACCATATGAGAGATAATATGGTGCTACGTTTCTTGTAAGTTCTCTTTCAGTGATATCAATATCCTGATTGAAGAAAGTTGTGAAGTTTTCTTCGATTGGACTGTCTTTAAATGATCCACCAAGTAGATATGGGAATTTTGGTTTGGCAACTCCACTAGAATCAACATCTACGCTGTAGAAGTAAGCATATGTACCATCTGGGTACTGTGGTGTTACACAATAACGCCCACCATGCACGTCAAGGTCTCCAGAGTTGTCAAAGAGGTAATCATTGGTGAAATACCCAAAGGCAAAGCCAGGAGGTCTCAGACCCGATCTTAGAGTGGTGTCAAGAATATATCCAGACTGCAATCGTCTAACGGCTCCTCCAGTTGGGGTTTGATATCCGTAAGGACCATAAATTGGATTACCATCGTAAGCAAAACCGAGTATAGGTGAGTGAAAAGCATTGGGAGTCTCCAGATTACCAGAATCAATATTGTCTCCGAGTTGGAATCTAAGTTTTTGTGGTGGATAGATGCCTATTGTCTGTAATTGGAAGGCAGGGTTTGTACTTGGTTTAGTAAGTAGTGAATCTTCATCACTAATGATAGCATCGTTCTTCTGAACTTGGTTAATCTTCCATTCGCGAACATTTGCAATGAACTTTGCAGATTTACCTCTGTTTTGAAGATCCAGAGTTGTTGTTGCTGAATCATAACCAATACCGCCGTCAAGAACTCGTACACCAGTAATCTTATCACCAGTGATGACTGGTCTGATGTCTGCAAAGTCACCAGTAGGACTAAAGATGTTAATATCGGAGTCTTCACGGTATCCTTTACCAGAAGCAAGGATCTGAACGTCAACGATTGAACCATCAATGATAATTGGTTTAAGTAGAGCGTTGAATACAACAGTAGAGATACCAACATCAGGTCTTCTGTGGAAATCCATGATGTTAGTGCAACCATAACCAATACCACCCTCTTCTAGGTAAACACTTTCGACTTCACCAAGAAC